GGGGGTGGGGGTGCCTGGAAATTCTCTTTCGTCACCGGAGCGGGGGCGGGGTTCGATGGCATCGGGTCAGGATGAACCGAGAAATTCATCGATTCTTTCATCCGATTCAAACCCGCCTGGACGCGATCTTTCATTCGCTCGGACAATAATTCAAACGATGCGTTATCCTCGGGCAGCGAATTGATATAAAGCAAATCACCGGTCGGAGCCAAAGGTTGTTGACCTCGACCCAATGGCATCATCGAGCCGATGTTTGCATATTTGCCATCCTGGGAATGAACGACCGAAATTTGCAATGGTTTGCCCAAAACGGTTTTCAGATCGAACCCGCTCAATTCCTCGGCGGTGAATGCACGGCCGCGCCATGCCTCGAGGTCATTGCGCAATCGAGCCTTTGAATTGAGTGAAAGCGTATAATTTTGCATCATCAAGAATGGCCGGCCATCCGCCATGTTTTCATCGATCTCGAATGCCAGGTGAATTTGATGTTTCATCCCATAAGATGTTTCTTGCATTCCCATGTTCAAAAGGCGGGTGCAAACCGCTCGATAAACCCCAACAGGGGCCAATTCATAATCACCGGATGTTTCTGCTACTAACATTTGTATTCCTTTCGTATTCGCACACAATATATGGGAAATATATTGCTCGGCTATATTCGGCCTTGATTTATTTGATGTCAAGCTGCAAATTGATCCGCACAAAAACGAGGTGAAAAGCATGGAAAAAAAATTTCTCACAGGTTTTGGCGCGTTCGACACAAAAATCAAAACAGGCGAACAATACCAAACCATCGAACTCAAGGATGTCGCGCGGTTATGCAGAACGCCAGGCATCGAGGAAAAGCAAAACGCACAATGGGCGATCTTTTCAACTTATTCCGAACATGATGCCAGGTCGCACGATCGCCAACGTCAGGATGGACATTTTGTCGCACTCGCCGGAGACATCGACACCGGCAACAAATCCAAGGTCGAAATCATCCAGGCGATCCAGGAAATATGCGGATCGGTTCATTTCCTCATTTATTCGACATCAGGGGCAACGCAAGAAAACCGAAAATGGCGGTTCATTGTTCCGGTCAAGGCCAACGTTCCAGGCGCAAGATATTCCGAGATTCAACGCGCGTTTTTTGATTTGTTGGGGGATCGTGGGATTGAATGCGATCGAGCCTTAACAAGACCAGGGCAGCCCGTGTATTTGCCCAATGTCCCACCAGGAAAACGGTCGGTCGCCTCAATCCCACGCTATTATGAACACGACATCATCAAGGGTCAATCAACTTTCGTTTGGGAAACGTCAGAAATTGCCGAACGCGAATATCAAAACCAAACCGAGGATTTTCGGCGGGAACAAGAGGCTCTCGAGGCCGCGCAGAAACGCCGCCAGGAGCGCGGAAACGATTTCGAGGATGGCAATGTGGTTGAGGCGTTCAATGAGCGTCACACGGTGGCGGAATTGCTCGATCGTTATCAATACGAACGACACGGCCAATCGGATTCATATCGATCGAGGTATCAATCATCCGGATCATATGCGACCAAGAATTTCGGCGAATATTGGGTGAGCCTATCCGCAAGCGATGCCAACAATGGCCTCGGTCGAGACAAAGATGGATATTGCGCCGGCGATGCGTTCGATCTCTTTGTTCATTACGAACACAATGGCGATTTCACGAACGCGGTTCGAGCCTATGGCGAGGAAATAAATCCGGCTCGACCAACGGCCGCACAAGTTTTGAAACCAATCATGGGATCGTGGGAAGGTGAACCATTGCATCGACCCTCGCCGGTCGAGGAGCATATCAAAACAACCGGCGAGGGGAGCGGCGCAACCGTGGTCGCAGGGAGGGGCGACCAATTCAAGTTGCATCGCATCTTTACCTTATCAGATGCGCGACCGGTTTTGCAGTCATCATATTTAATAAAAGGTTGGCTCGGTCGATCTCAGATGTCGGTGATCTATGGGCCATCAAACGTGGGCAAATCATTCTTTTGCCTGGATATGGCGTTTAGCGTTGCCGCCAACGTCGAATGGAACGGTTGCCGCGTTCGAGGTGGGCCGGTGCTATACCTCGCAACCGAGGGTGGCCAGGCGTTCCGAAATCGCGTTTATGCACTCAGACAAACCAAAGGCATCGATGATGCGCCTCTTTACGTTCGACCCTCACCGATCGACCTATTGAGGGCCGAGGTGGATTTGCCGGCGTTGACACAGTTGATCGAGGAAATCAAAGGACAAAGTGGAGATTTGTCCCTAATCGTCGTTGACACCCTCTCGAGAGCAATGGCCGGCGGAAATGAGAATGGGCCAGAGGACATGACCAGGTTCATCGGAAACCTCGATGTTTTGCGTGATCTCACCGGCGCACACATCATGGTCGTGCATCATTCCGGAAAAGATACGGCGGCGGGGGCTAGGGGGCATAGTTCACTTAGGGCCGCGTCTGACTCAGAAATTGAACTCGAACTTGCCGATGATGGCATCAAACTCGTAAAGACCACCAAGCAACGCGACATGGAACCGAAACCACCATTGGGGTTCAAACTCGGCGTTCTCGAACTCGGTGATGATGAGGATGGCGATCCAGTGACCACCGCGTTCATCGAGATCGTTGACGATCAGGATGTCAAAGACGCATCGAGCAGAAAACCGCTCGGCGGCAATCAGAAAAAAATCATCGAGTGTTTCAACCTCTTGCGGAGCGATGGCATTGGCGGCGGCAATCCAGGCGGAACAGGGTTCCCGATGCCAGGCGCATTTTGGGCCATCGAATATGAAAAAGTTCTCGATCTATTCAAAGGCAAGGTGGCGGTGGATCGGCCGAAAAAGGTTTTTGACCAGGCAATTTCCGGCCTCGAAAAGAGCGGCGAAATTGTCCTAAACGGTGGTTTTTTGTGGATTCCGAAAAAAGCGGGAATGATGCGGTGATGTCCTATGATGTCCTAAATGCCATATTGAATGAAATCAATGGGTTAGAGATAGCGTTTAGGACGTTTAGGACATTTAGGACATAGGTTAGGACACCTTGGGAAATAATGTCCTAAATGTCCTAAATCCCTATAGGGTTTAGGACATAGGACATTTCGGGCAGAAAGGACGGTTGAAAGATGAAAGAACAACACCGGCGAAATCAGGTGATCGATGAGGCCAAGAAACTCATCAATGGCGATCGTAAAGATCAGTATGGCGAGAGTTCATTCCAATCATTGGCGAGGATGTGGTCGGTCTATCTCGGTCACGAAATCACACCGGCGCAATCGGCGGAGATGTTGGCCATCCTCAAGATCATCCGAAACAAGAATAAACCAAAACTCGATTCATTCATCGATGGCATTGGATACCTGGCACTCGCGGCCGAGGAAGCGTTTGGGAATGATCCGGATTTGTGATAAACAAAAAAGAGGGGTGGGGGCATATGCCTCGACACCAGGAAAAGATTTGAGGGGGTGGCCATGCGCGTTGGAATAGCGGCCGATTTGAGAGCATTCAAAAGAACGATGAGCGAGGTCGAGAAAAAAGAGTTCCCTCTCATTGTTCGGAACTCATTGCTCGACACCGGATTCAAGACGCAGAAGAAATTGCGCGATCAAACCTATGGCAAAGCATTCAACCCACGCCAACGGCAATTCAAGAACCTCACAACGGCACTCGGCACCGGCCAACCGGTTCGATTCCAATCCGGAGTCACTTTGAAAAAGGGGGTGGAGCGTCGAAAAGAAATTGTAATATTCGATCGCCTGGGCAGGGAGTATATGCAACGCCACGCCAAGGGTGGGATCAAAAGACCCATATCCGGTTCAAATGTGGTGGTGCCTGGTAAAACAACGGTGGAGCCTAAAAGAACAGGGCGGGGCATTCCAAAAAGATTGCGACCGTCCACCCTACTCGACAAAAAAAATGTGTTCCGGACTAAGGTGGGGGGCCAGGAAGTAATTGCGAGGCGGAGGGGTAAGGCACGGTATCCCATCGAAATCATGCACCTATTGGAGCCGAACGCCACCATCCGCAAGACGTACAATTTCTATGAAGATTCTCAACGATCATTCCGAACCGAATTTCCCCTCGCATTCCGCCGGAACTTTGCCTCGAGGATGAAACGAGTTCTCAGAACCAGGTTTTGAGGGGTTTGATGGGGGTGCGCCAAAGGTACTTTC